CTACGATTGCTCGGCACAACTGATTGCCGGTTTTGGACGCCAGTAAAGCAGGACGCTTAAATTTGTGACTGCATGGAACAGCATCCCTGTCGCCAACGTTCCAGTGACGAGAAAAATGCTTGTAAATATCAGCCCAGTAATTCCAGTAACAACGGCCCCCTTTCCACCTTGATAGATGTGGTGAAGGCCGAAAATGACAGCGCTGCAGATTACTGCTGGCAGAAGAGGAACGTGAAATGGGAATGTGTGCAGGTATCGGATTACGAAGCCTCGCACCAAAAGTTCTTCTGAAATCGCTGCGGTCACGGCAAGCGCCGCATACCAGCGGCGTTCGATGGCAGATGCGGGAAGAACAAATCTCAGCGGGCGCAACTGCGCCATCTCAATGTAGCGTAGCTTCCTGTACTTAACGGTGACCTGCGTGACCGGCAACAGCCATTGCAATATTGCGAAAAGCAGAAATACAACCAGCAGAGTCCACCACAACCACGAGCGCCGTTCGAGCAACGGCTCATGAATTCCGACACCTTTCGCGGTGAACAGTGCGTTAAAACCAACGGTGGCACACGCTATGGTCGCGGACAGTGCGAGTATCGCAATCGTCTGAGCGTAATACCGGAGTCTCGCTTTCGATGTTGATGCCGCTTTGAGCGCCCGCGTGTCCCACCAGTCCCACACCGGGGAGACGACGATTAGCAAGACCGCTAGCAGATTGTCGATGCTAAGCATTGCGTCACACCATTCTCACGCGCATCGCCGAAATTCCGGGTTCATCGCGAATCGGTCGGAGTTTATCACTAATCTTCAAACATAGTGGGTGAGCAAACGCTTCTCACGGGCGAGCTCACCCGCCACGATTTGTGAGACGTGGAAAGACGAACCAGTCGAATTTTTTACATGCTATGTGAGACAAGCGGGGCGAAAAGTAGATTCGCCGAGCCGAGCCTCCTATTTCACACACGACTATTCGGCCGACTGGCCTTTGCTTTGGGCGATGCGGGAGATGAGCTGGAGCAGGCGCTCGGAACCGCTTCCATGTAGCAGGTCGGCCTCCTGGACCAGCTCATCGACAGAGCCGCGACGCAAAGAAATAATGGCGCCGCGCTGCAATGTTTTTCGGAACTCTTGCGCGAGTTGCCGTCGATCGGCGCTGGGGATGGAGCGGCCGAGCACGAAGATTTCGACGTTCCCTTCACGAAATGATCCAGAGCTGCAATGCCGATTACGGAGGCCACGTAATAGCCCTCGCGTTCCAGCAACATGTGGCGGGTGCGCAGCAGAATCTTACTCGGACGCGCAAAGGATTCTTGTCTTGGGCTCTCGAGACGCGAACGCGGGGTTGAGAAGAGGAAGGAAGACACGGGTGATAGTTAACATGATTATTTACTTGACCAAAGTTAGTAGAGGGCTGCATAATACCGTCCATGGAAGTCAAGCCTCACTTCTTCTTGGGTTTGGGCGGATTCGAAGCCCGCATCTGCCGTCGCAAATCCTTCTTGATTGAGGCAATCAGTCTGCGCGTCGGAACCCGCTTTAGCTGCTCTCTCTTCTCTTTTTCGTCCATGGGGGTGCCCTGTGACCATCCTAGATATTCAGAACGTTTTCGATACGGATACCAAGTGCCGCGAACTGCTCTGCCGTTTGCGTTGGCCGCATGGCGCTGAGTGTCCACGGTGCCACGGTAAAGCTGTCGAACTGGAAACCGCGAAACAACTGTTCTACTGCAAGGACTGTGATTATCAATTCACGGTTACTGCTGGCACGATCTTTAATGATTCCCATCTCCCTCTTAATACTTGGTTCGTTGCTGTGCTGTTGCTCGTTGAAGCGCGTAAGGGTTTCTCTGCTAACCAGATGAAGCGAACCTTGGGAGTAAGTTACAAAACCGCGTGGTATCTCTGTCATCGTATCCGCGCTGCCATGGCTAGCGCAGAACGTACCATGCTTAGCGGTGTTGTCGAGATGGACGAAACCTATATCGGCGGTCGCAAACGCGGGATGGGTCGTGGGCCGCACGGCAAGGGAAAACAGATCGTGGTTGCCATTAGGGAACGCGGCGGTGAGGTTCGTTTCTTCCGGGCGGAGGACGCCAAGAGCGGTACTCTGGCGAAGTATATTGCCGATAACATCAGCAAAGATGTGGAGTGCATCGTAACGGATGACTTCAAAGCTTACCCCGCTGCCCTTGCGGAGAACGATTTCACCGAGAACCATTTCACCATCAACCATAGCCGGGAAGCGTACGTTAACGGGCCGATTCACACGAACACAGTTGAAAATGCATTCTCCCTGTTGAAGCGCGGCGTCATCGGCACGTGGCACAAGATTAGCGCGAAGCATCTTCCCGCCTATCTTGCGGAGATGGAATTTCGCTTCAACCGTCGCAAGCGTCACGATTTATTCCTCGATACTTTGCGCCACATGGTTACTGCAGACCCTCTGACTTTTGAACGTCTGACGGCTTAACCTCCTGCTGCTGCGCCGCTTTTGTGCGTTCTTGTACAACCTTATCTACATACTTGCCAACTTCTCTCTGAGTCTTCGCAAGAATGCGCTTGTTCGATTTAGTAATCCTCTGGTACACGGTTTCGAGGTAAGCAATATGTTGGTCTTCGATCTTTGCGAACGAACCAAGTCCGGGGCCTATCGTAACCATGTCGGTTTCTTTCCCTACACCGGGAGCCACTTCCGCGCGCTTCTTCGCTGTGTAGACAAGCAGAGCAGTATCCGATTCATTATTCATTGGGGAATGACCCGCTAACATGATTTGCGATTCGGCATGCGACTTACCAATTCCCACGGCTGCAAACCCCGCCGTCGTAAGTAGTGCTGGCTTGTCGCCATCTAGGGCGTACAGTTGCGGATAGATGAGCTTTTCTCCGGTCTTGATGTTCGATGGGCCATCCTGATCTATTCCCATGATTATCGCTTCCAGTTGGCTATCGAACTGAAAAGAACTCAGCCTTCCAGCAAGGTCGGCAACCACTTCCGGAGACATGCTGGCCTGAGTAGCTAGAAACGTTTGTAAATCTAATCCGTGCGGGCTTAATACCTGGGCCTCAGCCCGCTCGCGCAACAAAGCACGAAATTCCTTCCCGTAGATAGAAACGACATCCCGAACGTTGACCCATGTTTTCGGATCGGCAACGATCCAATCAATGACCTGTTTGTGAACGCGCTTAAAAATCTCGGCTTGAATTCCAGCATCGCCAGCTATTAAAGCGCATATAGACGGTGTTAGCAGCCAGACCTTTGCTTGCGCTGGTTCAAACTCGATATCTCCCGCAGTCAACATTCGGTCTGAAGCGCCAATCAGAATTGACTTCTTGGCTACAGCAGCCACGCATACTGTCAATGGTCGTCTCCTGCGCAGTGCGGGTTTTACGGGTACCCGCACCCGCTTAACCCTCAATTGGCACCACCCTTCCGATGCCTAGAGGCACACTGCTCCGCTATGAGACTTTTGTCAAGTGAATAATCATGATAGTTAACCGGCTTAACCAGGTACGCGTCGATGCGGGCGCGAATGCCCTCGACCGCCGGTTCCACCGCAGAATATCTAGTGATAACGAAAATGTCGGATCTCGGGTTGGCATTCCGCATCGCATGAACGATCGTATGACGTTTACTCGTCACTCACCCTGGCTAATAATGGTCCTTGAAGAAGCGCTCACCGATTTTGGTTCCATCGGGGAATCTTCCTTCTTTTTGTTCCTTTCGTAGCTGTTCGCGAACCAAGAGAAGAGTCGAGCGGGCAACGGACGTGATTGGGGCGCATCGCGAATACCACGACGCGAGCCACTGGCGATGGTATGCGAAAATAGCGTAGTCCTGACCCTGTGGCTCGGGTGGGGGGACTGGGCGAGTGCTTTCAATGATCTTCAGCCAATCACCCTCAACCTCAATCTGCCACCAGGCTGTTATATGACGGCGGTATTCTGACATGGCAGCAGGCACTTCGAACAGTTCCCAGAAGAATGCGTCCCATTTATCGATTGCAAGGTTTTCGTGAAACCATGTCCGCAGGGTAGCGGCTAACTTCGCACGCAAACCTGCCCCCGAGCGGCCGTTATAGAGTTTCCTTGCTCTGTCGAGGGCCTTGCGGCGAGCCCTGATCAGCGCAACAGCTTTCTTCAATCCCATTCCATCGAACTGATCCTGCGCCCCAACGGGCACCTTGGCAAATAAGAGAAAATCTCTGAACCGCTTTCCTGACATGCTTAGACACCGCGCCAACTGTAATTCTGTGTAGCGCGGCAGCAATGCGTCGCCTCTTCTGCCGCGCTGAAACCGGTTGAGTGCTGGCCACTCGTGAATCAGCGCCTGGACTTCAGGGTCCGCTTTGACCTGCTCAACGGGAACTTTCCCTCTTCCTGAGTTGCGACCTGGATGCTGTTTTCTTTTTCTGGAGCGAGACATTGCGACGGGGTCCTCTCTCCCCCTGGGAACTGCCCCTGAGAGCGTTTTCGATCCGGCATTCGTGCAAACTCCATCACAACCGACTCACGATTGTGGAAACAGCATCGACAGCACCAGCGATTTCGGGTGCGAAGGAATTTGGTTCATCGGTGTCTCTGCGGCCACCTGTATGTCAGGTTGATGCTGTTGTTGCTGACACAGGGAGAGATATCAGGGTCTTAATGTCATCGCAAGTAGTAGTCGCTGGGAGCTGCGCGGCATCGCTAAGCGGCCGTCCCAATCTGGGAGTTTGATCGTTTGCTGAGCATTCTTCTGGTTGACATTGCCATTCGGAAGTGGAACTCTATAATTTAAAGATAAGCCGGCTTGGGAGAGACAACCCAATTAGTTGTAGATGTATGCGCGGCCACCCGAAGGTCCAAACCCTACTTGGAGCGGTTTGGAGCCCACTCTTAGACCCCCACCAAGCGACATAGTCGTGTATCTCTACCCAAAAATTAGGAGAAACTGGGATGATCTTGTCCCCGTGGTTAACTGCTGCGGAGGCCAGCGCTTATTTGAAGATCCCCCGCCGCACGTTGCTTGAGTGGGTCCGTCGTGGTCAGATCCAAGCTTTCAAGTTGTCCGGAACCAAGCGGCACATCTGGCGGTTCAAGCAGGAGGATCTCGATTCCGCCTTGGTCACAACCGCGCCGCAAACGATTAAGGTGCTACAATCCCGCACGTCATCCGCGGTCCACTAGGAGGAATATGAAAAGGACCGCAAAGCACGGGCGTGGTTCGCTAGTGTACGACACACGCAGGAACGTATGGCAGTATTTCTGGTACGAAGCTGGGAAGAGGCACTCGAAAGTCCTCGGTACCAGACTCGATTACCCAACCAAAGCAAGCTGTTGGCGAACCATTGAGGCCGAACATCCACCTCTCGTCACAACGACGGAGCAACCCACGCTGAGAGAAGTGGCTGAGCGTTTTAAGGCGGAAAGAATGTCGAACCGGCATTCGCACCGGCGCGTCAGCTGCAGCTTTCTCAAGAATCATGTACTTCCACGCTGGGGTGCAACGCCGATTGACCGGGTTCAGGCACGGGAGGTGGAGCTTTGGCTGAAAGCCACCAGCCTTCAACCGAAAACGAAAGCTCACCTGCGCAGCATACTGTCTTCTCTGATTGACTTCGCTATGTGGTCGAACCTAATTCCGGCGAAACTCAATCCGATGAGCTTGGTGCGGATCCAGGGCGTCAGTAAACGGGCTCGGAAGCCACGCATTCTAACCGTCGATGAGTTCCATCAGCTCGTTGATCAAATGCGCGAGCCGTCTCGAACGATTGCTCTCGTCTGTGTTTGCCTCGGCTTGAGAATCAGTGAAGCCTTAGCTCTGCGCTGGGAGGATGTTGATTGGCTTGGCTCAAAGCTCAGCGTTCGGCGAGCTATCGTCGAACAACATGTGGATGAGCCGAAGACTGCCGGCTCGACTGCAACGTTTCCATTGTCGGCTGAGCTGTTGTCCAAGCTGCAGCTCTGGCGGCGGTCGACGGAGTTTTCTGCTGACAGCGACTGGATGTTTGCTTCCCCGGTGAAGATCGGCCGCTTGCCGTACTCCTACACGGGCGTGTGGCGAGTGCTGCAGGAGGCCGCGCGAAAAGCAAATCTGGGCAAGCTGGGTACGCACTCGTTTCGGCACACCTACCGCAGCTGGCTGGGGTCAGTCGGGACACCACTCGAGGTGCAACAAAAGGCGATGCGCCACACCGACCTGCGCACGACCATGATTTACGGGAGTGTGGAGGATGGGAGAATCGACGAGGCTTTGGAGAAGGTTTCGAGCTTGGTTTTCGCCAACAGCACGCAAACAGCACGCAGGAGCTCGTAACCTGTTGAAAATATGGCTCCTCAGGTAGGAATCTAAGCTACTGGAGCCTCTGTACGACAGTCCAGCCTGTGTTTTACAGCCTGAAATCAGCATTTGCACCTCTCTCCTTCGTTCCGAATGTTTGCCCGGCCTGACGGATTTCGCCCGAAATTCCGTCTTTTCCGTCTTTCAGATTCTGCCTCACGAGAGGGTGTTTGACACGATTTCCTTTCTGGAAATAAAAAGGCTTCCACTCGAACAGCCTCAGCCACACCAACGTAACGTTGGTCTATATGGCAATGTGGGCCACACTAGGAGGTTCGGAGAAGGCCATCGGTGAACAGGAGAAGTAACAATGCCACTACCTAGGTGGTTCATCCTTCTAATTGGGTTAGTGCTGCTTGTCTGCTTCGCCTGGAGTGCTGGATTCATCGCGACGTTCCATCTCATTCTCGGGATCGCAGTGTTCATGGCTCTCGTCGTTCTTACTGTTTCGCTTGTCGCTCTGGTATTCCGGACTTTGTTGAAAGTGCTATCCAAACTCGCAGTTAATCGAACGTAGAAGGTGCGAAGCTCCTGTAAGGAAGCACACCTGGTCCATGGAGTTCTGTTGTACGAACAGGTTGGAGAAATAGATTATGAAACGCATTCTGGTGTTACTCGCCTTGGTGGGCTGCGTCGGCTGCACGAAGTACACGCCATTCGCGAACAGTCCGCAGGCGCATTTGGATATGGGCGGACATCTCCCGTTGAATGTTCAAAATCACCTCAGGCCGATGTACCGCTCGTGCACGCCTGACGAGCTTGTGGACTTGAAGACGGTTGATCAAATAGAGCAGCGTGAGTTCAAGTGCTCGGCCATAATCATCCAGCACGAGGACTGGGTTCATCTTATCAACTGGGAAGCACCAGCCGATCGCGTGGGACAGGCGCAGGGTGCTCTTGCCGCTGGATTAGCCGCGCTCCGTGCCGCACAGAAGTACAAGATTGCGACGGGGACACTCGAAGGGGCGGGTCGGAGCGAGGCGACGTGGCAGACGAATGCTTTCCAATTCTGCGAAGTCCACCCAACGGACGCGGACGCGATGAACTGGGAGAAGGGCAAGTGCTGGAATACACCCAAGTCTGTGGCAGAGGTCAAGCCACCGAAACAGCAGCTAACTCCTCCTCCTCCGGACACGAACGAAGCGCACGATGACGAGTGGGAATACTCTTATTTCCTCGCGCACGGTAACGAACTCTACGCAACTCCGGGTACGAATCAGCCCAGGTTGTTTAGAAACAAGGACGACGCTACCAAGGTACTTGCCGGGTTGGGTAATGATTGGACACTCCAGTCTTGCGACATGCACTGCCAAAACCTAGATTCGCGCTTTTCTAATGCGGATTGGCGTTGACGGAAACCGCGCCCGAAAATTTCGTCTCTTCACGCAAGAGTCAAACCGCCGACGCCAGCCTTTTCAGGGGAACCCGAAGCTGTACTTGCAGTGACTTACAAGGACGTGGAAGGCTGCGAAACCCCTGTAAGGACGCGCAAGAATAAAGGATAAGGGGCTAGAACGACGGGCTAGAAACCGCACGGTCATATCGAAGCCATTGCACTCTTCGGATCACTTCGTGGAACTCGCAACGGAAGAACGGGATAAAGGGAGTTTGAAGTTGTCTAGTGGTTCATTCTGTCCGTTGTTTAACCGGATTGCCACTCCGCCTGAAGCAGTCGGGTAAAGCAGAATGTGAAAATGAGCGTCGTCTTCCCGCTCTGTGACGTTGAGATACCCGATACGGGAATGTATCCACTGATACGGCAGTACGTACGCCTCGTCTCGCCCGATGCAGCCAAGAACATATAAGCCCTGATTCGCATCACCTAAAAACTCATCCCAGTCGGAGTGGTAAGCGTACCAATACCCACCATCCCCATACTGTTTTGAGATGGTGACAGCAACGCGCAGAGCCTTGTCCGCACTCCAATACAACGCTCGGCTCTTTTTCACTAGAGGTGAGTACGCCGAACTAAGTGACTGTACAATATTGCCTCGAAGGAGCGTAATCGCTTCAGGCGATGTATGATGCTGCTTGACCTCAGCCTCCGTTTCGCCCTGTGGCGGTTCGGAGCCTCCAGCCTGTTCCTCCTTGAGCGCAGACGTCGCATCTTCTGCTACCGTGAATGCAATCTCGATGATTTTGTCCAGCTTTGTGTACTCGAAGGGGATGAGTAATTCATGGATCTTTGCAACCGAATCTAGCTCGCTGTTCTCTTTTAGGGTGACGAGCTTGGCTAAAGCGTCGGCACTAATCATTCGCACAGTCCACGCATGTTTTGAGCCGCGAACCTGTGCTTCGAGGTCGCCAGTATCCTGCCTACCAACAACAATCAGAATTGACGATTCAATGGTGATCTTCTGAGTAGCGATGAGTGTGTCTCGATATCTCGATATTGTGTCCAGATTTATGCGATAAGCATCTGACGTCTTAACTTCAACAACAACGTGATAGCCCCCGCACTCATTCCAAAGGCCATCGAACCCAACTGCGTTGCTCTTTCCCTGATAAAGCCCATTTTCTACTGTATAGTCGAGCCGCTTGCCAAACTCGTTAACGATATCCTGCAAAACGAACCCGCTGCGATCGAATGAGCTTTGGAGGCAGGTCTGCAAGTATTTCTGCAAGTTCTCGCTCTTCGCAATCTGAAGATATTCGCGTAGATCGCGTGAGCACTCGGAATTGTCCGAGAGTTTGCCATTTCCACAGAGGGCGACAATTTGCTCAACAGAGAGCGAATCGACTTGTGCGGGATCGTTCTTGAGGAGTGTAAGCAGTGGTTTCATTTCTCTCACTCTTCATTGAGTTCGAATTCTGCTGCGACTGGAGGCACGGAATGATTCGGGGGAGCCTTTGATCAGTTCGATTTGGTAGAGTCGACGATCCAGAACTCCGAGAAAATCCATAATGGAACTCTCTTCGACTGTGAGCTTACCCTTGACGTCCTCCACTTTGACTCCCGTACTCGCGCAGAGTTTCTTTAGAGAATTCTTGTCAATGTCCTTGGTTTCCTTTTGCACGCGAATTGATGCCAAATAGCGTGCAGCGCGTGGGTGAGCAGAGGCATACGTCTCGATCGAACTGAAATCGACGTATGGCAAATCGGCCTGTATAAGCTTCACATTCCCTGGTACCGCTCCCAGAATGGCATCCTGAAGTTCGCCCACGAATTCGAACCCGCTGGGTCTCAGGATGTAGACATCGGTATTGTCAATCAGCATGTCGAAGTCATTATCCAGTTTAAACACCTTGTCTTCGACGATCCGTAGCGCATCAGTTGCTAGCCTGATTAGGCGGCTCCTCAAAATGCCCTTGAACGTTGTGGCCCTTCGAACACCTGTGAGTCGTCGCCCTTTGCCAAACGTCAGGCGCGTAAAGTAGCAGAAGACTTCGGACGGATCTTCAAGTACACGCCCATCCATGGGCAAATTGTCGGCTTCGTGAATTGCACGCAGCTGTGACGCTAATTCGTCAGTCAAAAGAAGGTGCAAGTGCTCAGTCGAGCCATATTTCTCGGAAGGCTCATATTCTGAGGGCTTCTCAGTTATTGCACTCATCTCGTCTCTTGTTGCCGTGACCATTTCACGAAGGGCCTCCTGGACGTTCGCATCAACCGGCACCATCACGAAACGTTGGCCTTTGCCATTTTCCAGTCCGACTCCAAACTCGGTGGTAGCAGCGTTTTCAGGATCGAGTCTAGGTGTCATCCCTCGACCTCGAAATAAACTGAGTCGCTCAATCGATACGCGATGATGTGCTCGTCCGCTAACAAGGAGACTCTAGAGGTGATTAACACTTGGCTTGTTCTGCCACTGTAAGCATTCTCGTCCTTGGGCGGCGAGATTGTAAACACGCGATAACCCCGCACGGCGAAAATCAGGTTCATATAATGGAGGTTGAGATGCCAGAACAGAAAGACCACGAAGCCAAGTGCAGAAATGAGAGCTGCGAAATCTCTCCATGTTCCCGTATCGATTGGATAGAAAGGCAACAGCATCGCAAACAGGTACACAAGAAGGTGGTCTCGGTGATCCTCTGCTGAGCCGACAACAAGTTCCCTTTTTTCTTGTAGCCGTCTTGCAGTTCTGATTCGTAGCCACAGAAACAAATTTGGAAGTATTACCATGGCGACGCAAAAGCTAATGAGGTAGCGATCAGGGATCAACTTGCTGCCACGGATAGCCCAGAGCAGGAACAAAGGGGAGATACTACTCAGTACCATCAGCAGCCGCGCTGTTTTCAAGCCTTCGCTCTGCACGCTTTTTGTCACCTGAATGCCACGGTTCAGGGTATCAAGAACAGCATCCGCGCAGATGCAAGGATACGCCTCTGGCGAATAAAAAGCGAATATGCTACGCTTGGAGAAATGGACGAGGGGCGTAAACGCGTAATACTGATTGCGGCTGCAATTCTCGTCGCTCGCCATCTGAAGAATCCCGAAGACCTGCACAATTCAAGACCGAGTCCGCGGACAGAATCGCTCATCGCTAGTGCTGTTCAATGGGCCGAACGCATCATGCGTCGGATTGATGGTGTGTTTCCAAAGTAAATCGCTTACGGCTGGGTGCCTCCTGCAAGTGGCTTTCGCGATCTGAGCCATTCAAAAACGGCCCATGTGGCTGCGAGGTCTTCCTCGTTGTAGGTGAGGATCTCACCCATCAGATCATCCCTCTTCTTTTTGTCTTCGGTTTCGGTGGCTTCAATGAATGTAGCCATCGCCCAGTCCCCACCGTACTCATCCTGCGTGCGCTTGAAACCCACGTGACTTTCCACAACTTTCAAGCTGTAGCTCGGTAATGGGAGTACAACAGATGCCTTAGTCAAAGGAAACAGGTCGCACAAGTTAGCCAGCACTCGGTCTGCTATCCCGTCTGGATCTCCGTAGCGTTTCTTGTACTTCGATACGTAGGTTTTCTCATAGCTCGCCCAGTGGACGAATGGAAGGTCACCGTATTCATCAAAAAGACCCTTCGCAATCTTGAGAAATGAGTCCCAGCTTTCCCGATCACCATCAACACCAAAGCCAGACACCGCAGCCTTGAACTTGCTTGGCTTCTCTCCGAAGACCTGCATGCCCCATAAATACACCTTGTCGATTTCGTTCAGATGAGGTGGCATTCCTTCCAAGTCGAACATCACGTAATTCGGGGAAGAAGGAATTGCAGGAGAACTCAGGATCAGCTCCTGCCCTCGTTCAAGAACCTCGGCTTCACGCAAGATGCGCTCCGCTGCCTTTCCAACTCGCACCATCTTGCCTGCGCGTGGACGCTTGTATTCGCTCAGCGTCGGGACGTCGAAACGATTAATGAGGTCTCTTCGACTGACGACTCCGTCAGCATGGAGCGTTCGTGCGAGTGACTGATCGACATCTGGTATGAGGGCGATGTCCGTCACATCTACAGCTGCTTTCCAGCAAGGTTCGTAATACCCACAGCCACCGCATTTACTCCATCCGACAGGCTCATATGGTTGGGCTGCTAAAAGTTTTAATGCCAAGATTTTCCGCAGTTCCTGCAAGGCTGCTGCACCGCCATCGTATCGCACCCCAACAATCGCACCCGTGCCAGCGTGAACCTCCAGTGCCTTCGGCCGCAGGCCGCAAGTTTTCTCGTACAGCCACCCATATGCCTGCACTTGTAGAAGGATTTCCGGATGCTGCTCCTCATCTATGTGAAGGGACAGCTTCGAATCCCGAATCCGGTAATCGTTTCCATCCAAAATCAGATAATCTGGTGTTCCGACGATTGCGACATCGACTCCGTCGATCTGACAAGCATGGACGAACGCGGGCTGGTATATAACAGCTGCCTTCGTTGCGATTGCCTTCAGAGTCTCTTTTACCCGATCCTGCTCGGGAACCCGGCTCAAGTCCACGTACGCGCCGAGTGTCTTCAGGTGCTGCGCCTCGTGTCGCATTCCCAGCCTACGCAGCACCTCGTCAAATGGGCCGGGTTCCGCTTCGGGAGCGTCCTTGTAGCGCAAATGGACTCGCAATTCACAAGGGGTGGGCCGATGTAAGGTAATGATCTCGGACGCAATAAGGCGCATAGAACTCCTCCGAGTAACTGCGTGGCGTCGATGATAAGCGAGTGCGTGGCGTCGAGACTGTGACCTGGATCACGGTCGAAAGTCGCGGGAACCGTATGGCGTCTTCTTGATTCCCTTGAGCTCATGGATTACGCTGGGACGTATTCCGCCATATGGCACTTTTTGGCAACACACCTAGCGAAAATGTAACAGACCTAACTGTCGAGGTCTTTCGGCTAATTCGCAAGACTTTCTGGAATGACGCCGGGCAGTCCATCGCATGCACGCTCCGCATCAAGGGAATCAATCAGGACGACCCTTTGGATGAGTACATTGTGAAGGTAGCCCAAGAGAATCTCCCGAAGAATGCAACCGCCGTTCGCAGCTTGACACGTGGGAAGCAAAATACCGGTTCCCTAACATGCCCAGATTTCGTTGTTTACCGTCCAGAGTTATGTGCTGGGCAATCTCAGGCAGTTCTTGCAATCGATTTGACCCGAATCGTCGGAATCGAAGTCAAAAAGCTTGATTTTGTCGCTGGTAAACAGAACCGTGATAAAGCCATGGACTTCAATTCAACTCCTCCGTGTGGCACGATTCGCGTTTACAGCAACAATGACGAACCGATTGACATCCGCGGGTTCTACTTGTTTGTTCAGCAGGAGGCACTACCGAACGGCCAAGTTCGTTTTCCAGCAATGACACTTTGTGACGGAAACCTCCTCAACAAAGATCGTGTTCTATATCTGAAAACGATCGGAGCAGTAGAGGGAGCACGGAAGAAAGAAATTGGCCTAGGCACTTTCGCCGACGGAGCAAACCGAAACAGACCGATGATCGTATTCCCGAATCCGCTCAGCGCGGAAGTATTGAAAGGAAAATTCACTCTGGTTCACTCAAGCAGCGAACTGGCGAACGCATATCCTGACCTTTTCAGAGTGGGGCGAATCACTCGAACTGAGACGACTACTCCTCAACCGGGCACGGAAAAACAAACCGTGCTACATGAGTTTCATTGCTATCAGTCCAAGCGAGATACCCGAGCGGGGGTCGCTCCGTTTGACGTGCATGATCCCATAAAGCACCCAGAAGGTAGAACCGAAAGAGTGCAAGGGAGAGGCCACTTTCGCATCGCAATCAAGCCGACAGACTAGATCGCCTTCAGGAGACCATCGAGAATTGGTTGAACGCTAGACTCTCCTACGACGGCTGTGGCGGTTGGCTGCGTATGACCGGCATCTTGAGTAGACGACTGCCCTTTGTACAAAGACTCAATTTGCGCCGCAAGCAAACTGGTGAAGTCCTCGCATGTAGACTGCTGGAGCGTTCGAATATGACTGTGAACCTTCAGGAATTCACCCATGAGGATCACTCTTATATCGCCCCGAGAAAGTCTCGTCCCGATGCGGTTGTATCGCAAGACGAAAGAACTCGCTTCTGCCACACACGAATTAAGGAAATCCCTTGTCACACCCTGATCGTTCGCAGAAAGATGCCTGCAAACTACGATCAAATCTATGTCGATCGGCTCTTTGGCTTGGTTTTTCGGGGTCGCACCAGACATTTCGGCTTTCACGGGATGGGTTACTACAACTTCCAAACCGGCACTTTCTATTGCTTTTGCTAGCGCGAGCCAAGCCTCATTGCGAGAATGATGAAACGTAAAAGCTAGTCTGCCTCCCCGCTTCAACACGCGAGCACATTCGACAAAAACATCTCCTAGCCGTTTACCGAACTCAACCGAGTTCTTGTCCTGTACTTCTGAAGAATGCCGAGTCGTTTCAGCATCGAACGCTTGATCGTTCCCCTGCATCCCAATTCTTAGCCAGCAGTAAAAGAAATCGGCCAACTCAGAATAATGCACGTTGTCGAAGTATGGCGGGTCTGTAATAACCAAATCGACGCTCGCGTTAGGGATCATGGGCAATTTGCTTGAATCCCCCTGTAATAGCAAGACCTCGGCATCTTGCTTCACAAGCTCGCTGAAGTTACGTGCGAAGCGGGGTTGGATCGGCTTGTTGATTTTGAAAACCTTTTTGCCCACGACCTTCCCTGCTGTGTTGCTTGCTAGCTGTAGCTCAAATGGATCCGAGCAGTAGCGTATGGCACTAATCAAACGACGCTCGAAAAGAGTTGAGAACGAACCGCTGCTCTTTGCTGTGCCCCATGGATTTGCTTCGAGCGGAACACGTTCGGGTTTCAGGATGTGATGATGAAAAAGATGACGAACTGCTCCCGTTCCCTCTCCTTTGAAGGAACAGAACATATTATTGAACTCCAGAAGTCCCGAAAAAAGCAGCAAAAACATCTCTCTGACTGCGCTATTCGGCTCTCGCAGGATTCCGGACAGCAGTATGCCTAGGGCATACAACTGACGCGCATTGAACATCTGACTCCAATGATGATAGTTGTACGCTCTCGCCTGATCCGTATTGTGACCAGGCGGGATTGATGTGTTTGGAATGGGAAATGTCCCCTCTCGAAGTCTACGTTCGGCTTCGGCGTATAAGGCGTGATCGTCGCTGTCCGGTTTCTTGTACACCTTTGTTCCATCAGGCAACAACAGCATCAGCGCGTACATGTCATGTTGCGGGATCGAACCCGATGCGCGACAGACGGACAAAATTGAGGATTCCTTTTCACAACTTTCGCAGCGGAAGTTTTGTCCTCGTACAGGCCCACTTTGCGGATCAAAAACCCACGAGCACTCTTTGCAGCGTGCTTCGCTGTCTGAGTACGCAATTTTGTTCACTTCGCCACACTTTGGGCATAATGCCTGAGACTCTGGCTTGCGCGTTGGATATGCGTTACTAGCGAAAATCCAGCTATCAAACAGCCTTGTTTTGGCATTGCACGACGGACACCTTAAGGTCTTTACCCAGAAGGTGTACAAGACATCAGCAGAAACAGCATCATACGTAGACTTGTACACCTCGCGGATCTTGGGTGCCACGTCAGATCGAAGACGATCGTAGGCCAGTCGGAGCAACGATTCGTCGCACCCTTCAAGTGCTTTGCGTACTTGAAAATACGCAACTGGGTTGATGTCACATCCAACAGCGCGGCAGCCGAGTTTTAGTGCTTCGCCAATGGTTGTGCCACTTCCCATGAAGCAGTCCAAAACAACGCAGTCCGAGAAGTCATGCTCCCGGTAGAACTCCGCCCATAGATCAGCCTCGGGTGGCAGATTACCCGCTAAAATCATGGCTCGAAATACAGAACCGAGCCGCGTGGCCCACCACTTGTGAACGTGATAGAGGGGACGATTGACTTCTTTACGCCAACTCTCCAATTCGGCGATTGGGTTCAATTGCTCGAACGGCAGAGGAACATCGAGTGCAGTTCTCCCAGAAGGGTCTTCAGACACGTCTCCAGACCTCTCTCTTTCAGAATGCTTAAATATCATTTATTGCTTTCAATCGGTCGAGTGAGTGTAGCATGTTCGCTATTTGTTCGCCTGCGCCCAACGTTGCAGATCGGTGCTGTGTCCTGGATTCTATCAACATTCTGCCTGTGAAAAGGCTTTTGGACACGTGTAAAAACTGACATCGCCATTCAGCCAGCGAGTGTCGATTGATGTGGCTCAACCTGTTTGTCCATAGTGGTCGGCTTTGGGGCCTTCCATTTTAGTACTCCCCCGGAAGGAGGATGCACGTCGACGAACGATCAGCCTCAGTGATGATCCAAATCTTCACGCCGCTGTGGAGGGTGTAGGCTGACAGGAGCCGGAAGCCGTGCTTCAGGCTAAGCTCGTTCTCGTGCCTGTCGTGCTCGTCCACTGTTCCCCAATCGCCATGAATGTGTCGGTCGAGGTACGCGAATAGTAGTTCGCCAGATTCCTGCAACGCGGAGATTGCGCCAGGAGCCGCTACGATTCTGCCGGGAAGAAACTTTTCAGGTTCACTCACAGCAAAGAGTTATGCCTTAGACGAGAACCGCTTGACACGAACAAAGGTCATCAGGTCTCACTGCATAACTGAAAGCAGCTAGGGCAGACCCATTTCTTCTGGTCGAACTTCCCGAGAAGAAAACGGACAGCTGGCCTTCCGCACCCACATTCCCTGCCGGTACCGAGTGACTTTGGCTGAATCCAACCGGAAATGTTCCCTGCGCGTGGCCGCTTCACTCTCTCCTTGCGAAGTTTCCATCTCAGCGCAGAGTCAGCCGCACGCTGCTGAGCCGCAATCTTTGCCCATCTGCGTTTGCGTGCATGATAAGCGAGGAGCTCACTGCCACCGTGGATGGCGACCTCGAATTCCCAGTCAGCCATGGCCAGCCGATAGGCAAATATGACTTGAGCATCAACCACGCGAAGCTAATACGAGACTATGACTTGTCACAGCGACAATCTTCGGTGAGTTTCTTGCAGACAACACAGCGACGACCGACAGCGATTTCCCACTCACGGTCTGTGATCCGACGCTTGGAGTTGGCAGGCAGAGTGAACTTTTCGTCGAGGTATTTCATTCAATCAATTACTTGACCAGAGTCGGCGTGTGCGGGAACAAGAACCTGAACGCCATTACGATGCCGGCACCGATGGAACCCGCTAGTCCAGTCTTGATATAGTCCACCTTGCGTTTGAACGACGCATCACTCACCAGTGGCGCAACCTGCGTCTCGATCTTCGCGAGTCGCTCGCCATGCTCCTTGAAACCATTGTTGACGGTCTTCGTTAGCTCCGTCTGTCCATCAAGCAATTGCTGAAGAAGCATCTGGGTTGCATCGTCCATGGTTCTCCCTCAAGACTATGATTCGGTAGTCAGCTTTACGAAAGCGTGACACCAACCGGAGTCCCGACCACCCACCAGTTTCCTTGGTATGCGCGGATGGTGATGTTCTCGCCGACGACAGAGCCTGCAAAATTCAGCACAGTGTACGTCGCGTTGAACGGAGTGACCGGAGGAGACTCCAGATCAATTGTCACCGTGTGCGCAGCCGCGTGGGTCGAGTGGATCTCAACCACCTTGCCGTCATCGGTTCCGCTCACCGGAGCAGGGATGTGGTACGCGCCAGCCGTGGCCTTGACCAGAAAGGCAACGTGAGTGGACGTTGCAAGCTCAGGCGTCGGCGGAGAAGCTGTGTCATCGTATGCCAAGCAGGAGACGCGTGGATCGGGAAACTCGGAGAACTTCAGCTTCGCGCTGCTATCCAAGCCAGCGTAGCCATTTGCCACGTCCTTGTTCGCTGCCAGTTCCTGAATGGACTCAGCCGCAACGATGTCGGTGCCATTGCAGAACACGAGCCGATAGTCGCCAGGATTGAGCGTGACGCCAGTCTGGCCTGTGACCTTCACCGTGACCGTGTGAGCGGTTCCCGCGTGGTGCAGGCGATAGAACTTCTTGCCATTGGGCACGACGAAGGTGACTGCGCTCGCCAAGGTTCCCGTGAACTTCAGGTTGAAGGCGAAGGTCACCGTGCTCGCGGTTGGCGTGATGGTGCCACCAGCCGAGACGTCAGTGGACAGCGTGTCTGTCATCGCACGATCCAGTTGGTCGAACGCGGTGTTCGCGGTGACTTCCTTCTGCGTCTGGTTCGATGCGATTTCTTGGATACCTAGGTTGGTCGTAGTCCCACTCATAATGTGCCTCTCAATTTAGTCCGGGAAGATTTGTCCTGCTTGCGTTCCCTTTGCGGCTCCCGTCGGGAAAATCTGACCGGAGTAAGGAGTGCTCAGTGCCGAATCCCAGTAGTCGCGCACCATGGTGTAAACACTTCTGGCGAACAGCTTAGGGAGCCAACCAGCAGCCGTCGCTGGAAGAGCGGCAGACGTGCCAGCGTTCATCGTGGTGGCCTGCAACAGAATGCCCTTCTTGCCGTTTGCAGCCGTGGCATCACCGATGATTGGGAAATGTCCTCCCACCGTGTCGCTGCTGCTCGTTTGTCCGTAGCCCAGAATCGTGGACATCAGTTACTCCCAAAGAATCGCGCCAGCACCCAGGTTGCTGGCACCGAAAGAAGTGGATGACGGCGCAGGATCAAGACTCGTCGAGCCAGCACCTTTGCTGACCAAGTAGGTGTGCGAGGCTCCGTACAGAACGACGTTCACCAACTGACCATCGACCGTTTCACCAGACTTGAGCGTGAGACAACCCATTTGAGGATTCGCCACATAGCCCATTGTGTTCTGGATCGGCAAGGCCACGATGCTGCCGTTGAAGGCTGTGGTTGAGTTATTGTCCGTCATCATGGTCGTCCAGCCTCTCGTGATGAGTGCGCCAGTACCACCTGCTCCATTTTTGTAGATGAACTGTCTGCCGTTTTGCGTGCCGGAGTTGCTGGCACCACAGCACCACGCCACCATGACCCAAGTGTCGAGGACGGCTCCCGCGTTGTCGCGAGCGTAGTCAATCACGAACACGCTTGGCCCTTGCACGGCATCGACTACTGACGTGCGCCACATGACCATGCGGAAGTTGAGGCTGTCACCGGAGAAGTCACACTCATACAGCTTGCTGTTGCAAGCGAACGCACCACCCAAGTTCAGGACGTTGGCTGTGCCGAACGTACACTGATTGCCACCAATGAGGCCAGTGGAGGTTCCCGACGTGCCGTAAGCCGTGCCCACGCTGAGCTGAAAGCAAGGTGCAGCAGTGAGGTTCTGATAGCAGTACACGATCTTGAGATAGATCGGGTTGGTGGTGCTGGCGTTCTTCCAAGTTTCGTATGGGTAGAGATACCAGAAGCCACCGTTTGTGCCACCGTTCCAGAGCGACGTGGACGGCTGATCATTGCTGGTTGCAAAGGCAGTCGCAGCCGAGTGGTTCACGCCACTGGAGTTGGTGAATGCCAAGTGTGTCGTGTCTGACGCGATGCAAGTCAGCGTCGTCTGATCGTTGCCATCACCGAAGCCGGAAATCTTGAACGTCTTACCAGCGAAGGCTCCATTCGGCGAAGGGTTCGTGGAGTTCGATGCTCCGTTCGTGATGGTGCCAACATAGCTGGTGGTGTTCGCGCTGCTGGTTCCGGTCGGAGTTCCCGAAGGAGTCTCGTTGGTGCCGCTCGGGTTGTTCAGCGTCAGTGAGGTTGCCGTGGACGCAGAGCAGATCCAGGAGCCATTGTTGTTGGCGTTGTTCATACCAGCGAGCGTGAACATCCAGCCAACGTAGGTGTTCGTGCCACCTGCTCCGATGGTCGTGGCACAGTTGACAATCATGGTGCTCGCACCAGCCGACGTGATGCTGGAGGGAGTGAAGCTGATGGCCGTCTGGCGGATGGCCTGCGTCAACGCAAGGTTGGTGCTTTGCGCAGCCATGTAGGTATTGTTGTCCGAGCCGTTCACCAGATCGTTCGTACTGTTGTCAGTTGTGGTTCCAGCATATGCTGAGCCAGCCACAAAGTTTCCTTGCCAGCGATAAGTGGCAGGATGTGGAGGCACGTTGTTATTGGAGGCTGGTTGGATAGCGACGACGTTCGACCAGTTCACTTCGCCGTTTCCACTCTGCGCAGTCCAACCGAACGCGCTGAGAGCCGCACCGATGCCCGACTGAGCCATCGCCTTGAAGCTTGTAACATCAAAACCGTACGTGAGAAATGATTGCCTGATTGCCATGAATTACTCCCACCTAATCGCGAAGGTCAGTGCCGAGTTTGAACCCAAGGAGCCTCGATTGCTGGCGCACTGATAAGACCAGCCACCTACCGTGTTGCTCTTCACTGCCAAGTAGGTGTGCGTCGCGCCATAGCTTGTGATGGTGAAGGACGTGCCGTCTGCGATGTCAAGGTTGTTCACGCAGACGATCATCAACATCGCCGTCCACCAACCGAGGTTGGCGAAACACGGAGCAGCCGGGATGTTGTTGCCTACCTGCCAACTGTTCGTCGTGGAGCCGGGAGCCGCAGCATCGCTGCTGTGTAAGTCGCTGATCGTGTTCAGATGGAAGTCGCGTCTGCCGATGCCGGGAGACGAGCCTGCTCCAGCGTTTAGCAGGAGCGAGCACTGCTTGAAGGTTGCCGTGCCGCTGCTCTGTGCTCCTCCGCCAACCACGTAAGTGACAGCCGTCGCCGTGTTCGCTCCAGTGTTGTCCTTGCTGCGTTCGAAGCCGAACACCCACGAGTTGAAGGTCGAGGTTGCCGTGCGGAACATGACGCAGATGAAGCCTGAGCCATCACCATTGCCACAGAAGTCGCACTCGAAGAGCGTCGTGGAGGCAGTCGCAGAGTTCAGGCCACCGACAAACTCACGAGTCGTGCAGTTGCCAGTGGCAGCGACCGAGCCAGCGTACAAGTCAGCCGTGCCAGTGACGGCATTGCTCATCTGAAACGCCATCTGTGGGACGCCAGCCGACACCGTGCCATACTCGAGCCGCATGTACGCGGCTTGCAGACCGTCGTTGGTGTGCCACATTTCGTAGTTCCAAACCTTCCACTTGGTTCCACCAGAGGAGTTACCAGTGGAGCCGACGGTGGCCGCGTTCGGAATGTTGTTCAGGTTCGCGGCTGAGACCGAGATGTAGGTTCCATAGTGGCTGGAGCCGTCGTTGTACCAGATCACATCGCCCACGGCATAGGTCGTGGATGCGCTCCAGATGATGTCGGAGTGAACCTTGGAAGTCAGTCCGGAGGACAAGACACCGTTCAAGGTCAGCGCGTTCGCTGGCAGGAAGTCGCCAGTGTAGCTGTACGCGTTGATGGCAGCGGTGAAGGTGCCTGTGTCGGTCACACCACTCTGCGTGGACTTGGTGATGGTGAACGTGGTGGTCGTCGGCGTGGACGCGATAGCGAAGTCGCCATTGAAGTGCGTCGTGCCAGTGATCGAAACCACCTGTCCAGTACGGAAGCCGTGAGCCGTGGAAGTCGTCCCTGTCCAGATCGTACCGTTGCCTGTGATGCTGGAGAGCGTCTTGGTGATCGTGCTCCACACAGCCTGAATCTTGTCGTTGGTCTGCACCAGCTTCGTCTTGCTGGTGTCTGCCAGCGACGAGTTGATGAAGCTGGCCCACAGCACGTAGTTTGCATTGCTAGCGCAGTCAGGAGCCTTCGACGCTGAGATTGTGTTTGCCATTATGAAGCCTCTGTACCGATAAAGCTGAAAGTTACCTGCACCGAATGAGCCGAGCCGCTCAGGTTGGTGATGGCATACTGAATGCTGGAGTTCGGGATGCTCTCGTTGTTATTACCCACGATGGGAGGACTGCAACGCCACACCGTGTACTTGTCGGACGTGTCGAGATACAAGTCGCAGATCACGCCATGCTGCGTTCCCGGAACCGGAGGAATGTCCTTCGAACGATCAACCGTCGGCGTGCCGCTCGAGGACAGGCCAGTGTCAGCCAGTCGTGCAGCAGCCGTTTCGTAAAGCCGAATCCTGCACGCTCTGTCAGCCTGTACCTTCGTCAATAGGAAACTGCGGTTCAATCCCACAGTGCCAAGTGCCAGACTCAAGCTGTCGCCTGCGATGCTCGCTGTGGTGAGCACGACGTTGGTGCGTACGCCTGCCGTGGAGCCACCTGCTCCAGTGCCGAACGGAGCCTGCCATTCCACCTTGCCGTCAGCCGACACATAGACTGGCGTAGTGCCGTCCGTGGTAGGAGCGTCGAACAGCACACCGTGCAAGCCAATTACCGTCAAGGCCTTCGCAACGTTCGAGACGTCGCCAGTGAAGGTCGCATCACTGATGTCGTTCCACACCAGCGTGTGCGGTGTCCAACTGCCTCCAATGATCTGGAGAAACTGCCCAGAGCCAGGAGCCGAGTTCGCAACCGGAGTTCCCTGCAAGCCTGTGATCTTCGGAGTCGAATACGTGCCACCGATGTCGCCAGTGATCTTGAGCAAGCCAGCGACACTGCCTGTGGCGAACGGAGTCTCGCACGAGACGTGCGGATTGTTCGGGTCAGTGTTGTCCACTTGGAAGTGGTTGTTCTGATAGCCCGACTCCGCAGCCGGAGTAATTTTCGAGTACGTGATGTTGATCGATGCCATTACTCCACTCCCACTGTGACCGTGTCGCCAGAGCCACCAGTTGTGACCGTCGTGCCTGAGCCGAGAGTCGGGATGTCCGTCATCGCGGGAGCCGTGTCAACATCCGGGAGCGTCTTGCTCTCGGTGATCACTGCGCTGCCTTTGAAGCCGAGTCCAACAGTCGCTGAAATCTGGTACACGTTCACGTAGATCGTCGTCTGTGCGCCACCGAAGTCGGTCGTCTGATCAGCAGCCGCGTAGGTGAACCGATTGCTCGTCACCGTGCTGGAACGCTTGACCACGCCAGTCGAGTCTGTGATCTCGACAAAGTACGCTTGACCGTCCTCGTTCAGCGGAACAGCCATGCCTGTGTAAGTCGGTGAGCCGGAACCGTCGCCATTCTGCCAGTCGCCTCCGAGCCGCGTGCGACGACGCCAGCCAATCGTCCACGTGCCACCACTCAGCGAGCCAGTGATGTCCACCGGGAAGTAAGGCTTCAGATCGGTACCCTTCAGCGCGTATGTGGTCAGAGGCAGCGGTGAGTTCACATCCGAACCCAACGTCACAGCCTTCCAGTAGCGCGTCTGGCCAATCAGCGAAGTGCCAGCGACTGAGCGATGCAAGCCTCCAGCCGTCAATGGGAACAGAACCTTCTCGCCAGCCGCAGCGGTACCGCAACTCAACTCGGTTCCCCTGCGTCCACGAAGCAGGTGGCTCAGGGTGTAGGAGCCGTCGCTGTTCAGCGTGGCAGTTCCCCACTGGATGACCTCACCACTCGGTACGAGGATGGCCGCGTTCGCTCCGTTCAGGACGTTCAAGTCGGACGTGCTCGACGGAGCCGTGCCGTTCAACATCTTCACAGTGAGCGTGTTCACTTCATCCCAACGCCACGGTGAGGCAGGAGCCGCGAGTGCGTTTGTGGCGATGCCATACGACATTGCCTCCACGCTGGCTCCCTGCTGGTTGAACGTCGCGTTATCACTCGAGTTGTACAGCGCGAAGCCTCGCCACGATCCACCAGTTGCGAAAGGATCACCAGCGAAGTAGTAGCCTGTGTTGCCATCTCCGCTCGCGTCACTGTCAGTGAGCAAAGGCAGATCGAGCAGCCACCAGAGCGTCGGAGACAGGCCACTCAAGGTCTGGCCCACGAAGCCTGTGTCGGTCACTGCGCTCTGCGACGAGATGTAGTTGTTGGAATCCTCGCTGGTCAACTCCCATGCGCTGGCGAAGTTCTGACCCATCTGAGCCTGTGTGATGCGAGCGGTGAGCGTCAGCCCATCGTCGGTCACGAGGTTGATCACGTCGCAAGGATCGAACAGTAAGTTGTAGGCCTTGTGCGTTGAAGTCTTGAAGGTGCGAGCCTCTGCCTCAGCCGTCCACAGAATCTTGTCTGCGGTTCCCGCTGCCTCGAAAGCCGTCATCACGATAGGCGTCGAGATGGACGTGACGTTCTTGCTCTTCATCGTCTTCGAGTGGCGCACACGGTTCTGTTTGTCCTGCTGGTAGTCGAGATCAGGATTGGTGAACATGACCTCCACGATCTTCGGTCTGTCCTGCTCCTGAGCCAGCGACTCGGTCAGGTGGCCTTTGTCGCTTTCCATTCCAAGGTCGTCGCTCGCGATGGTTTCGATGGCATCCTGGCCACGCGGGATGAACTCCATCTTGAAGTCGCGCTCACGTCCTTCGAAGAACTTGATCTGCGCGAGGACGTTGATCATGTCCTTGCCAGCTTGAATCTGCGCCACAGGGTATCCCTGCACGCTGAGCGATGCGATCTGGCTCCCGTCGATGTTGGCGTCCACGATGCCAGCCATGTTGCAGATGTCCTTCACGATCTGGTCGCAGCCGTAGCCTGCGGTGGACACTCGGTCGAGGTACAGACGGTAAACTGCGTAGCGATTCGAGAAGGTGCCTCCGGAGCCGTACGGTGAATCCGGAACGTACCAGCCGTACGTGTTTAGCAGGATCGAGTTGCCCACTGGATCAAAGGTCAGCGTTCCCTGCGACAGATTCTGGCTAGTTGCAGGCAGATGTGGGAACGAGCGTGGATCGTAGTAGTTGAACACCGTGAGGTCGCTGGCGTTGAAGCAAACCAGCTTCTCACCGTTGCCTGTTCCATATCGGCCAGCGAAGAACACTCCGTTGGCGCACACACCCTTCTGCGCACGAACCATGTAGTCGATGGCGAAGGAGCCGTTGCTGTAGTTGAACTGGTTGGGAGCCGTGGTCTGAAGCACAGTGCCATCGCTCGCGTCGATCTTGTAAATCACGCCTGTGGTGGTGAAGGCAATGAGCGTGTCGTCGTCACCGTCATACATGATGTTGGTGATCATGCCGTTAGTGGCGTTGCCGTCAATCCTCCAACGCTTCACGTCGGTGTAGGCAGGCGAAGCTGCTGCCACGAAGTTCGACACTCCTCCGGGCATGTAGACTTTCGCGATGTACGCGTCGTAGGTCGTGTAATGGTTGCTGTGAACGTCGTCGTGGAAACCTTGCCACGTGTAGAAGAAGTTGCCCTTTTGATCGACCACAGGCAGATACTGCGTCACCTGCGGAACCGTGAAGGTGTCGGTCGGGTCGAGCACATCCGGCTGCGCGTAAGGATACTGGCCCACGAGCGAGCAGTCAGACAGGCGGAAGACGGCCACCACGTAGCCATTCGCGAAGAAGCCAGAGTAAGTCGAGTAGTAGGCCGACAGCAGGATGTAATCGGTGCTGTCCGTGTGGTACACAACCATCGAGTCGAAACCGTCAGGGTTGTACAAAGCCGTGCGAACTTGGGTGGCGTTGATGTACTTCTTCGCCTTCAACGTCCATCCGTCGAAACACACGATGGCTGGCTGGCCATTGTGATCCACGCACGATGCCCAGACGTCATAGTTGCTGTCCACGCAGAACGTGCCACCGAATCCGGTGTACCCAGGATCGATGGTGGTGAAGCCACTGAGGTCGCTGATAGGTTCAATCGGCGTGGTGTCAGCCAGACCTTGCGCCACGACCGTGTTGTTGCTCAGGTCAAGGCGAGCGAAGTATGGCAAGCCGACGACAGGGCCATTCAGGTTGCAGGTGAAACCCACCAGTCCGTCCGGTGACGTCTTGGTGACGAAGGGTGGATAGTTCGTGCTGTTCGTTCCCGAGAAGTCAACGCCCATGCGGACTTCTGGAGTGGCAGCGGTGTCGGTCGATGTGACCTCAGCGCGAATGTTAGGCAGACGGTTGCCGAAATCTGCCAGAGGGAACTTGTTCCAGACTGCGTAGCAGATGCCACGGTAGCCGGGAGTGAGGTTCGCTCCGTTCATCGACACGAGCGTAGGATCAGCCGTCTGTGTCGTGGTGCCCTTGTACAAAGTGGGACGCACGTTCACGTTCTTGGCGATCTGGCTGACGCTGGTCTTAGGCTTGGTGGTCGGTGACCAGAAAAGCTGAGCCTCGAGGTAGCCGAAAATGTCGCGAGCCGCTGGATTGTGGTTCGTGTTGTCCTGCTTCGCGACGTAGTAGGTCGAGCCAGCCTGCACGACGTCGCCAGTCAGGTAGTTCACACTGCTGTCCCACGTGCCCTTGTTTGTGTTCGGCCCACTGTTGTCGTAAATGAGTTTGCTGTCACCCCAGATGCGAGTGATGGTCGCTGGCCCTTTGCAAAACGCGGCAGCGAACGAGCAGAAGTAGGTGTACGTGGTGTTGGTGACCGACGGGCCACCTTTGGCTGACTGCTTGGTCGTGGTGGTGACTTCGCTGATGCCGTTTCCTGCGATGATCTGACCACCGTAGCGCATGCTTCCCCACAACATTGGGATCACGGAGCCGGGAGCCGACGAGGACACTTGCAGATCATTCACACGTGGGCCATAGATGTGCGTGCCCTTACCGGGAAAAATCAGTGCGCCAGCGATGCCACCAACCATTTCACCGAGCGAGATTCCCAAGCCAACTGAGACTCCGCCTGTCGGCAAGGCCAGAAGGCCACCGATGATGCCACCAGCGATTGTGAGTGCTAAGCGTGCCATTTATTCCTCTACCTCTGGAAACTCGAAGACGCCGACAATGCGGTTGCGCCACTCATCGTTGAGCAAGTGCTCCACACAGGCTTCGCCTTCACCCGAGTAAGCGTGAATGAGCGTGAGTCCCTCGGGACTGTCGCCGATAATGCCAGCGTGCGACGTTGCTCCAGCGAACCTCATTGTGACCACGTCGCCTGCCTTCATGTCCGGCTTTGCCTTGCGGTTGATGTAGTGGCCCACGGTTTCGTGCACGAGGTTCCCTTGTGGCTGGTGCGAATACTTTTCACCGATGCGCGAGTGGAGCGGCTCACCACGCTTGTCCTTCAGACCGAGTTCCTCCGCCACCATGAGCGGTAGCCCAACGCAGTCGATTCCAACACCCTTGACTCTGCCCTGATGGACAAAGGGAGTGCCGACGTACGTCCGAGCGCATTCCACAATCACGTTGCGTTTCATACTCTGTGTCCTTGCTCGATCATTGCCATCAGCCAGCGGTACAACTGCTCGCGTCTCTCGTCTATAACCGCGTGCTGCATCTGAATCTCGCGAATCTGTTTCAGCACGTCCGTTGGGATCGGCTGCTGTCGCTTTGTGAGCCGGGAGATCATTGCACCTGCTCCGAGTGACGCTTGTATTCCTCGAAGGTGGTCACCGCTCCATTTCGGAAGCGAACCATCGAAACCACAGGATGCTTAAGACAGCCGCGACGAGGAGCACTTTCCTGCCACGTCCCATCGGCTTGTTCGATGGCATCAGTAACCTCCGTCGCAGCCAGTTCACACTTGCACTGGTCACACCAGCGCGAGTCGCTTCCATCCGTCTTGAGAATTCGCTCGTTCATTAGCCTGTCGCATCTGGGTATTGCAGGATCGTGTCCTGTCCCGGCATCGTCGGGAACCCTTGGTAGTTGACGAAATTTCCAAACTTCACTCGGCAATCAGTCGGGTCATGCTTGCAGCCGGGACTGATCGTGAACGTGTCGCCAGCACTGGGAGCCGAGAACTGTTGCAGCTTCAACGTGAGCGTGGTGCCGTCCCAGTGGTCGATCTGGTTCGACAGACCGTTGTTGACGCCACTGGTGTAGGTCATCACACCGTCGTCGTAGTAGCCGTCCGTCAGGTTCAACGTTCCACCGCTCGCTGTGATCTCGTGCGAGCTAACCGAAGTCGCGATCACGCCAGTGTGAGTGGGTACGGTCGCTTGGCAGCGCGAGTCACCCAACTCCGCGTCACACGGTGCGCCGTAGCTCCTGCCAAGGTTCTGCTGGAGCATGTTGCCCAATCCAAGTAGCTCAGCCGTGAGCAAAGCCGACTTCCAAGAAAGGTTCCCAAGCGTGCCCTTGCGCAGCTTGACTTCACCCATCGTGAGGTCGTTGTAGTTCACGAGCCGGATTTCTACGTCGCAGCCGTCCCAGATTCCAAAGCGAAGGTCACTGTTCTTGATCGTCTCCGAGTCAATGAAGCAGGTGACTTCTTGGTTGTCGGACGACAGATCAGACTTGTTCTCGATGGCCGTCGGGCTGATGCCAATCGCAGCTTCATAAACGTAGCCGCTGAGTGGGCTCAGGGAGCCGTCACTGATTCCGGTCAGGCCTGCTGGATCTTGGTTCGCTGACGTGTCGATGTCGGTGGAGCAAGTGGTGAAAGTGAACACCTGCCCATCCTTCTTGCGCGTCAGCTTGAATAGCAAGGCCAGCGTGGTGACATCACCAGCGAGATGCGCCTTCATTCTTGATGATGCTGTTTTCATTAGCCTGCGCTCGATCCAAGTTTGATACGTACTTCTTGCAGCGAAATTCCAGTGACGGTCAACATTGGCGTCTGATCGTTCGGGAGTTCGTTCGAGACTTTCATCTGGTCGAGGTTGAAACGCACAGGCCAGTGAAACTGGAAGTCTGCCGTGATGATGTGTCCGTTCGTGACCGGACTGGCGAACGTGATAATCCCGGTCGTGTAGTCGAGCGTGTAATCCGAGTTCGGTGGGGAGCCGTGGCCGTAGCCAGTGTTGTGTGGCTTCTCCACACCGTTGTCGTAAACCTTCACCGTGTCCGTCAGCGCGTTGCCTTCGAAGTCAAGCACGAGGCTCGTGATCGGCTTCTGGATCGGACGCGTCATCTGGTACTGGCTCACCGGGAACGTGTAAATCTTCTGAAGCTGGAACTGAGTCTTCACTCCGTTGCCAGTCCCGATGTAGCCTCCGGTCACCTTGTAATCGGTTGGGTCGAACAGCCTGAAGCCATTCGCAGAACCTTGAGCCGCGTGGAACATCGCGAGCAGAGCGTCATACTCCGCTGCCGTCTTGTGCTCGAAGCTGACGTCCCAGCTTGCACGCGAGAGTGGCCAGTTGGCGTTGCGCTGCTCGTAGCCGGAGAAGGCAGGGTTGATGGTCGTGTTGTAAGCTGGCCCACCAGTTGCCATCAGGGCTAGCTCGTCGGGAAATTGAACCTCAATGAATGCCATTACCTTGTCCTTGCGTGCGCTGATGCCGCACTGCGATACATGCTGGCCTTCAACTGCGACTCGCTACGCTTGAAGCTGTCGTAGTCTTGAACACCTTGCAGGATGATCGTCTGGTGGATGGTCTGTTGCTGGCCACCGACCTTGTCAGCCGGGATGACCGTGCCAGCCGTCTTCGGTACGATCCACTCGTCTTGGTGGACGCGGTACGATTTGCCAGCATCGATGTCGCCACCGATTGCCTTACCGCCACCGAACAGGCCACCGATTCCGCTCACGATGGAGCCGAGGATGCCTCCACCGCCACCACTTCCATTACTCGGGAACAGGAGCGACGCCAGCTTTGCTTCCGTAGCCTTCAGTGCCATCTGGAGCAGCATGTTTTCGAAGTCGGCTGCGATGCTTCCGAAGTCAGCCTTGCCAGTTGTGACCAGCTTGCCGAGTTCGTCGTTCACCGAGTTCAGTCCGGACGTCAAGGCCTTCGAGAACTGCTGAGCCGTGGTCTCCGACTGGTGCGCGATCTGGTTCAGTGCGATCTTTGCGCCATTCGCAAAGCTGTCCGTCTTGCCGAGCAGCGTGTCGTAGTCGTCGATCATTTGCAGGTTGGCGTCGTGGATGGCCGCGTCCACTCCGGTCGTGTCCTGACCGTTCTTCACCAACTCCGCACGAATCTTCTGGAGTTGCAGGATTTCTACTTGGTCGTCCTTGTATTTCAACTGCGCGTGCACGTGCTCAGCGGCAGCGAGTTGCTGTTGCAAGGCAGTCTGCTTCTGGAGGTCAGCTTCCAGCTTCGCCATGTCCGCGTCGGATGCGAGTGGGTTGGCTTCCTTGAACGCAGCCAGTTGCTTCTGGATGTTGAATTGGCGCAGAGCCTCGACGCCACCCATAGTGGCGGTGATCTGCTTCTGAAGTTGGACGTTCTCGAGTCCGAGTTGACGATCCCACTTGGCAGACGCTACGGCTTCCTTCGCGATGGAGTCAGCGTGGACGGCAGCGGTTTCCTGCGTCAGCTTGGACTTCGCCTGATCCAGTGCGTTGCCGAGTTGCGCGAGTTGAGCAGCAGTAAACTGCCCACTCTTCCCCATGTCGTTGTAGGCTTCCTGAAGCTGGTCAACCTCACGGATGTACGGAGCCAGTTGAGCCTTCTCCTCAGCCGCGATGATGGCTTCAGCGGACGTGGAGTAAGCCGTGGCCAGTTCGTGCTGAGCGTCGATCTGTTGCTCAGTCTGGATGATGACCTTCTGGATTTGCTTGTTGACGTCGAGCGCATCCTTGTAAGCCAGCAGCCGGAGAGTGGCGTTCTTCACCGTCTCGATTTGCTTCTCGGTGAGTTCGATGCCCTTCTTTTTGCCTTCAGCAATCAGGGTGTCGATGGTCTTCTGTGCCTCGGCAGCAGCCGTAGCCTTGATGGTTTCCGACGTTGACTCGGAGATGGCGTTCGCCAGCTTGCCTTCGGCATCAGCCTCAGCCACGAGCCTGTCAATGCGCTCCTGGATGCGAGCGGCTCCGTTGTCCTTCTCAGCGTTCGGTGGAGCAGGAGCGGCACCTGTCGGCTTGGGTTTCGCCGTCTGTGCGTTCGTCGCGTTCCAGAAGTCGGCTACGGACTGACCGTAGTCCTTCCACAGCTTGAGTTGCTTCTCGCGTGACGCCTGATCGTTCGCGAGGATGAGTGAGTTGGCATCCTTCAGCGTCTGGACAGCCTGCATGCCGTGACCGTGGATTGCTTGGTCAGCAGCGCGAGCGAATCCCACGATGCGGAAGGTGGCATCCTGCGACCAGTTTGAAATTTCCTCACCGAGCGAATCGAAGAAGGTCTGGATGGCAGAGAAGCCAACGATGAAGGCCTTCGAGACGAAGCCAGCGAAGTTCAGGACGGCTTGGAACCTTCCCTGTGACTCAGCGGCTCCTTCGGTGATGTTGTCCACGATGATCTGAAGCGAAGGGAGAGTTTCCTTCATCAGCTTGTTGCCGAGTCCGTCGGCAGCAGCCTTCAGTTTGTTCATGGACTCTTCGAAATGCTTGGCAGCAGCAGCCGTGTCGTCGTCGATGACGATGCCCAGCTTCTTTGCCTCTTCCATCAGGTCGGTGATGCCAGCCTTGCCGCGATTCAGCAGGGGAACCATCTCGGCTCCCGACTTGCCGAATAACTGCATGGCCAGCGCAGTCTTCATCGGCCCATCCTTCATGACAGCGAACTTCTCAGCGAGGTCAGTCAGGACTTGTTCGGTCGGACGGAGTTTGCCTGCGGCATCGGTGACGCTGATGCCCAGGGTTTTGTATGCGTTGGATGCGGTCTTGGGTGCGTCAGCAGCCGCGAGCATGCTCTTGGACATTTTCTCCAAGGCCTTCGCCAGCGATTCCTGTGACACACCCGACTGCTTGGCTGCGTAATCCAGTGCTGAGAGAGCAGCTACTGAAATGCCCGCCGATTGAGCGACATCTTCAAGCTTTGCGGCTGCGGTGATGGCGTGTTCCACCATCGCAACGAGAGCGGCTTCTGCACCAGCCAGCGCGGAGACGACGCCAGTGCCGATAGCATTGAAAGCACGCTTGATGTTGTTGGCGTTGGTCAGTGCAATCTGGCCAGCCTTGTCCATTCCTTCAACGAACGATGCTGTGCGAGCAACAAGGTCAACCGTGATTGTCTTGACTGTGATCATTTCTTTTCCTTCAGTTTCCTAGCCCATGCTGGGAAGACTTCATCCACAATCGCCTCAGCATCTTCGTGCCCGGACTTCTTCAAGTTCTCGATGACTCGGAGCCGAATCTTCTCAGCGGTCTCGTCGTCCACGTCACGCAGCGTGGTGAAATACGTCCGCACGTTGCGCTGAGCCTCATCCCGTTTGCTCAGTTCCTTTGGCTGGTAGCCGGGAAGGAACGAGAACGGTGTCCTTGGCTCCTCGTTCTCTTCACGATGGCTGTTGTACTTCTGAGCCAGCACCATCGCGGTCGGGAAGCAGTCACGCCTGAACTCTTGCCACCTGCGATCCAGCAATGCGTTCCATTCAGGCCACGTCAGCTTCCAGAATTCTTGCCGCGTCATCCCGAAGTCGTAACGCGCAATTGCCCAACGCTCCAGCCACGTCTTCGGTGGCTCCTCTAGGCTTTCGCCTCGGCTGGAGCCTCCACGTTTGGGAGTGCACCGTCAGCCTTGTTCAGGTTGTCGAGCGTGCTCTGAATCACTCCCGGAAAGAACTGCTCGAACATCCCGGCTTTCAACACCAGCTTGTTGCGGCTGTTCACCATGGCCTGAACCTGTTTCAGTTCGACGTCAGGGTGATGAGTGGCCAACCCACACCACATAATCGTGACGATGTCTGCGATCTTCAACTTCGACCACACGCGTGGGTCGTTCAGGTTGAGATCCAGCTTGTCCTCGGCTCGCTTGGTTGCTTCGAAATCGAACACGAGTGTGAATTCTTGGTCGCCGTTCTTCACCTTCATAGGTGCAGCAACTGCGAGGTCAATCGAGTCAAATGCTGACATGTGGAATTCTCCTGAGATGTATTACCGGAACAGCGGGAGCGGAGAACTCCCAGACGGAACGAGCCGTGGCTCTTCACCAGTGGCTCGTCCCGTCCATCAATCGAGGAAGGAAACTACTGTTTACGCGAAGGTTTCTGTGATCGGGCCAGTGACCTTCAGCTTGCAAGAAAGCTTGGCTTCCTTGTCGAACGGAGTCGTCGCGTCCAGAGACACGATGATCGCGCTGAAAGAACGGGTTCCGAGCGTGCTCGGCAGCGTGTGCACGACGGTGACAGGAGCAGCCGCATCCATCAGGGTGCGAAGTGCTGCCTGCGAGCTATCGCTGGGGATGAAGTTCGCCGTGAAGGAAACCTCACCGGAGTCGATCAGGGTCGCTTTGTACTCACGACGCCGATTCGGAGACTTCGAGTGGGTGACGTCGGCCAGATCGACCTTCGATCCGCTGTAATCGACGCTCTGAACTTCAGAGATGACTCCGCCAACTGGCGGTGAGCCACCATCGGAAATGGAAATCTGCTGGCCATAGCCAGTGAATGCGTTTGATGCGCTCATGTGGGGCTCCTGTGGTGCTATTTCAGTTACAAGTTCACTTGCGTGAAGCTGCTCTCTGATATGAGTTTCTTAGTCAGGATTTACGAGTCGATGTACTGGAACTCGATCTCGAGCAGTCGGCGATATAGGACGGATTCCTTCGCTGCAAGTTCCACAGGCATGGACTGGTCGCGCTGAACGATAGAGCCTGTCACTACGGTTCCGTCCGGCAGCGTGCCCTTGTAACTCTTGAACAGGTTCCGTACCGCGTCCGAGACGGCGATTGCCGTGAGCGCATCCACGTCGCTGTACGAGTCGAACTGGATTCGCTTGAACCGAAGGTTGTTGGCTCCGTCGGAGGAGTAAACCTCGCTGGTGTAGGACGTTTGCATCACGACCGATGGCTTCTTGGTGCCCTTGATCTGGAAGTCGATGAACAGGCAAGGCTCGCCATTAGGCTGTGTGTTCAGCCGCGTGGTGATGTCCGACGTCGCGTACAGCTTTTCGTAAATCCCCTGCTCAAGCATTTTTCAAATCCTCTAGGCCGAAGTCCAACTCGCCCACGAACGTATCTAGAACCTCGTTCTCCACACGCTCGGCAGCGTGCTCCATGCGATGTTGTCCCGCACGACCGTTTGCTCCGAACTCGTCGAAAACCTCGTAGAAAGCCTCTGGCTCAGGGCCAATGTGCACCGTGATGCTGCCTTCGTCGCCTTTGTTCACGACCGTCTGAATCCCGATGTGCTCAGAAAGGAAGCCAGTGTCCACCGCCATGTTGTCAGCGATGGATTCCTTCATGATCTTCGCGGCTTTCTTGCCAGCCGAGCGCACGTACTTCACCGCCATCTTGCGTGGAGCATCACGCAGAGCGGCTTCAACACCTTCGAGTCCTTCAATGGTGCAGCTAATTTCATCTGCCATCGTTCACCAACGAGCACAACAGGTGCAGTTCCACGCGCTGACCGTCTGGGTCGCCAATGTCCTCGATGCGGAAGGTCTGGTCACGATTGACCACGGTCATCGCGGAGTTGACGCCAGCGCGATAGCGAATCACGATCTTGTACGACATCGTGGCTGTTAGCTCAGGGCCACGCAGTTGTTCCTTGCCACGCAGCACGGTGATGTTGGCTGGAACGTCAGCCTTGAAAACGGTTGGAGCAACCTTGGAGCCGCTCGAGCCGATTCCCTCAGGGTTCATCAGCGTGATCTTGCTGTTGTATGCGCTGGCTCCGAGATAGCGAAAGCCAGTGCTCAGCTTTTTAGGCAGTGACATCGATTACCTCGCCACGCGATACAGCTTGAAGCCGTACAGCAGGTGCGTCAGGGTCATGTAAACTTCGCTCGTCGGCTCGATAGCAACCACTGCTCGGTTGTCCCAGTAGTGGTTCGCCACGAACTTGACGGCTTGCTTCAGGCGAGCGTCAACGGCATCAGCCGTGTCACCGTATCCTGCGCTGTACTCGATGCGTACCGCGTTGTCCATGCGTGCCGCGTTCGGCCAAAACTTACCGGGAAGCAAGGTGATCTTGTCGCCGAACACCGTGTAGTTCGAGGAGTCGAACGTTTGCAGTGTGCCGCTCAAGTCGTAGTAGGTCACCACGACAGACTCCGGTGGTGAGCCAGCTTCATTCACCGGACGACGCAGCAACTCGACGGAGTGCTTCGCAGGGTGCAGATACCAGAACGGTGGCAAACTGTAGATCGGGTCGTACTGGAAATACTGCCTGCGATCCACATCCGGGAAGCAGTCGTAAGCGAGGAGCCAACGCTGGTTGACCATCGCGATCATTGCGATCTGCTCGATGTACGCACGAGCAGCCGAGATGAAAACTTCCTTCTCCAGCCACTCAGTCGTGGTCGATGGTGGTGAACCAGCCATCTCCTCTGGCACGTCCTGATGAGCGAACAGTGCCAGTTCAGGGACGGTGACTGGTTCGACTGCTGGTGGTGTGATGATCCGCTCGAACATTTATGCTCTCGCTTTCAGAAGTTCCAGACGCAGACGCGTCAGCGTGATGCTCGGATCTTCAACGTACTCAGGTTCCGCAGCAGGTGGCTCGGGAGCCGTGGCTTCTGCCTTCACCTTGAGTGCGTCAGGCACGTTGTTATAGATCGACAGATCAAACTTGTTCGTGATCTCGTCGCCGTCGTTGTCGTCACTCGACATTCCGGTCGCCATGCCGCAGTCCATGCACTCTTTCGCACCCATCCACGTCTCAGCGTCCATCATTTTCTGAACTTGCTTCTTGTCCAGTCCGGTCGCTGCCACATAGACTTCGGCTGCGCTCGCGGAAACCGTGTCCAGAAGGTCGCCCATATCGCGCATGTCCTTGGAGTTGCCAGCGCAAACGGCCATGGCGTTGTGAATCATCACCATCGATCCCTGACCCATCTGGCGTTTGTCACCAGCCATCAAGATGAGCGAAGCAGCGGAAGCCGCGAGTCCGTCCACGATGCAGGTCACTGGCTTGCCTTGGGACTTCAACAGGTTGTAGATAGCGACACCTTGGAACAAATCGCCACCGGGACTGTTGATGCGGCAGGTGATCGACGCATAGCCAGGATTCTGCTGGAGAGCGTCAGACACGGAGTTCACCGTGATGCCTTCACCGAAGAAGTCGGCTCCGATGATGTCGTACATTTCCAGTACGAGTTCGCCAGCGTTGGCCTGAGCCTTGAAGCTGGTGACCTTGGTTCCCTTGCGCAGCAGGGTGGTCATCTTGATTTGAATCTGCGGCATTTCGGCCATGGTTAGTCTCCTTGTGTTGCTAACGCGATCAATTCAGCCTTCATCGTCTCTGCCTTCAAACCTTTCGAGCAGAACTCGGTGGCCTTCTCCAGTGAAATACTCATGACTTCAGCGAGGAACTTTGGCTCCACGCTGCCAGCTTTCTCGAACTTCCGGACAACACGGTCAGCGGCTGCTTCAGCCAGTGCTTGGAACCGTGCAGAAGGCTTCGGAGGAGCCTGTGCATCAGGTGGCTGACTGTTCGGAGTCAGCTTGGGTGGTGCGCCTGAGTCAGGTTCGTCCTGTGTACCCACTCCGCGGACACCGACCGTGATCAGTTCACCGTCGCGCAGAATGCAATTCTGGTTGACGTGGAAGTAATCCAGACCTTCCTGTGGGTCGAGATCGTCCGAAATGCGGCACTCGTTCGGTGTCTTCTTGCCTGAATCAATGTTGATCTTGTCGAGTTCGGCACGTTCCTTCAGCGATCCACGCAGAATGACGTTGGCGTCATGCTTTGCGAACAGCGAACCACGCTCCGTTACATCGATCAGGTCACGGATGATCGTCTGCTCGATGTTCATCGTGATCGGGAGCAAGGTCGTGTTGAAATACTCGTCCAAGAAAGCCGATGACGATGCATACGTGCTGTTCTTGTCGCCGTAGCCCAGTTTCACGACCAGTGGTGCACCACCGAGGAGCCTCGCGACTTCCTCAGCGTTCCACTTACGTGATTCGAGCAACTGTGCCTCAACTGCGGTGAATCCCATCTTGACGAACTGCATTCCACCGGGAAGGAAGCCAAACTTGCCAGCGTTCACGCTGCTGGCCATGTCCTTCTTCAGTTCATCGACGACTTTCTGTGCTTGGGTTTCGTCGATGTCAGCCTCAGGTGGTGAGGTCAAGAAACCAGATGTGTGTAGGCCGTTTGCGAAGAAGCGACCAGCAACTTCATCGCTGGCCATCATGATGCTCAAGGCTTCCTTCGCCAGTGCCAGAACGGAGGCACCTTCGTAGCCGTTGATGTTCAACAGGGAGCCGTGCCAGATTTCGCTCTGCTTGAACACGCGAGCGTTGCCGCGTCCGTCGTCATACTTGAATTCGAGGACAGGCAGCGCAGGGTTCGAGAAATCCCAACGCTCTTGCATGAACCAAGCGTTGAGCGGGATCAGGTGTAGCAATCCCACGCGGCTGCGAACGATCTGGGTATAAAAGTTTCCGTGCGTCAGAAGCTGGAACACTTGGTGCCAGCGCAATTGGAACGACGTCTGCCATGGGTTCGGCACGTCCTTCAGCAAGCTGTAGCGTGGATCTTTGATGGCCTTCGAGGTACGCGGCACACCCTTGACGATTTTCTGGTCGTGAAGGATCAGTGGCATCTTCGCCACGTCGTTGCACAGCATCTTCACCGCTGACAGGAATGAAGCAACGCGGACAGCGGTGTCCCTCGTGACTGGCTTGCCTGCTGAGGCAGGAACACCCATCAAAGCTTGAAGGAGTCCGGGCGATGGGTTGTTGAGTTGCGAAATATCGGCGACATCACCCGACATTTTGATGTTTGCTTTTGCTTCTGACAGATCAAGTAAGGTGAGTGATGGCATGTTACCTCGAGCTCACGTAGAAGAATTTCTGTTTCGGCTTCACGATGTTCTCCGGATCGGTTGCGCGTCCCAAAGCCATGATCATCGCGACGCAGCCGTCATTTTTCTCACGCTTCTTGTCCTTATCCGGCTTGATAAATCCGGTGGCCTTCTGCGTGTTCCAGCGCAAGTTACCAACCTGCCAGCGCAGCACAGGATCGTTGTCGTGCGCTAGCTCCTGCCGGAGGATTTTGCGCATCCACTCGTTGCAAGGGCCATTCATCTTCACGTGCGACTGCGGAAACTGAACGAACTTCTGCATCGGGAAGCCAGCTTCACCGAGCATGCGAATCAGTTCTTCCGAGTAGGCCGCGTCGTACGCCAGTTCCTTCAGGTCGAACTTCTGATTGATCTCGATGATTGCTTGCGCAATGCTGCGAGGATCAGTGATGTCGCCTTCGGTCGCTGTGAGGAATCCTTCCTCGTGCCACCTGTCGTAGTGCACACGGTCACGTTTGGAACGAGCCTCTATATTGGCGTTGGGAATCCAGAAGAACGGTATGATCCGCCACTTCTCGCCTTTGGTCAGTGGTGGGAACACCAGTACGAGTGCAGAGGTATCGTTCTTGGGAGCCAAGTCAGCGGCTGCGAAGCAGATGCGACCAGCTAGTTCCTTGAGCGACTCCTCCCGCAGACGCTTTGGACTCGGGTACGAGGACAGCGGAACGCGGCAGCACTCGTCCCATTTCGCCAGTTCGATGGCTGGATCGGCTGCTTCATCAGTCCAGATGTTCAGGCAGTAGCGTTTGAACTCGCCGAGTGACGTGGGTTTGCCCTGAGCCTCGGTGTATTCCTTGCGAATCGTCTCGAGATCGAACAGGTGACCGAGCGATGGGTTCGCTTTCACCCAGTTCGCTTCGTCTTTCCAGTCATCCTTCGGGTCGAGCGAGAAAATGAATGGCATGAACTCGTCGTCGGTGACGATTCCGTCCAACACGCGCTGACCGTACTCGTGTTCAGCCCAGCACAGTGAGGTCTGGCCTGCTGAGGAGCCTGCGGTCGTGATAGCCACGAGGAGTGGCTGCTTTCGCGTTCTGCCACCGTAGCGCAACACAGACCACAGGTTGGCTCCTGTCTTCCACCTGTGTAACTCGTCGAGGATGGCTGCGGAGACGACTGCACCGTCTTCCGAGTCGCTTCCACGAGCCATAGGCGACAACCGGGAGCCATTTTCAGCCACGTATAGGGCCAAAACAGGCTCATTTCCAGCCTGTGCGATGGCTTCTTTTAGCTCGGCATTCCGGTTGCGCATCGCCACGGCTTCCTTGAAGCACGTGCGAGCCTGCTTGAGAGCGGTTGCTGCGATGAAAACTCGCGCTGATTGCTCCCCATCTGCGATCAAAAAGTACAGTGCTAGTGCTGCTGCGAGTCCCGTTTTGCCATTTTTCTTGGCGATTTCGAGGTAGAGTCGGCGGAATCTGCGGTAGCCATCCGGTCGCTTCCAGCCGAACAGGATGTACAGGCAGGCTTGCTGCCACGGCATCAACTTCATCGGCTCGGTTTCGTTCGGAGGATTGCAGAAGGTCTGGATGAAGTCGATGACACGCTCACCAGCTTCCGCGTCGAACCAGATGTCGGTACGCGTCAGGTCTTTCTGGTGGCGGAGACAGGCTTTTCGAATCCACTGCCCAGCTAGAACTTTTCCGCTGAGCACGTCATCGATATAGGCTTGCGCTACTGACATATGAGATTTATTACGCAAAGCAAATGGAGCCACCCCGAGGGATGGCTCCAATCTGTTTCAGGCAGACGCGGCTGGTTAGCCGTTGACCGTCCAAACCTGAGCCGCTTCGGGCAGACGCACACGCGAGTCTGTACGGCGGTAGCCGTAGACGCGGATGATGCCGTTTTCCAAGCGGGTGATGTTGTCGGTGACGATCTGCAACGCTGGGCCACCACGATCACCGATGACCATTGCAGCCTTGTAGTCACCGAAGACCACTGCGCCGTCCACAAGCGGTGAAGCCTGATATGCGGGCATGTAGTGGCTGTAGTTCACCTTGAAGCCGTGGAGGTAATCCACGCCGTTCACGCTGACCCACCATGGGTTGTACTGGTTGGCATCCAACTGCTTTTTGCGCAGCGCGATACCAGTCAGACGGTTCATGATGAACTCGGCGTTCGCGTAGTAATACGGGTTCAACGACCCAGTGAGGTCGAGTGCCGCATCACCAGACAGAGCAGCCGTTTGCGCAGCGGTTCCGCCAGCCAGAATTCCTTCTGCTTCGCCACTGCCGCTGCCATTAATAAAAATGTTTTCCTCAAAATTGTTCACCGCACGCGCAAGATCCTGAGGCAGGAAGATGCTAACGGCAGGTACGTCCTGCGCCAGTTCGAGTGTTACCTCGACGAACGCACCGGACATGTGCGCTCCCAAGGTCTTCTGCGCGAACGCAGGAGAACTCTCGGTGAACGGATGGTCGGTGCCACGCGACTCTGCTTTCGCAGCAGCCGTGGTCTTCGAGGACTGCGCAGCGAACTTGATGTCGTTCGTGGTCGGGATGACCAGAGCGAGTTTGCGCATGGTGGCTTCGAACGGAGCCAGAGCGGTGATTGCACCGTCCGGGCCGATGGTGGGAACCAGGTTTCCACCGTCTGTCGTTCCACCTTCTCCCAACGCGGAGTTGGAAGTGTTGGAGAACTTCTTGTTGCCGATGAGCGAATAGAATGCATCGCTGTACTCGGCGGTCAGAACCTGCTTGCCCTTCAGGGCTTTCTTGTCGTTCTTGGGAACGAAAGGCTCGGTGATGGCAGCGTTCAGAGCAGCCTTGCCCTTTTCGCACGCCTCATACAGCTTGATCGACTTTTCGTTCTCAGCGATCTCAGCCGTCATCTTGTCCATCTGCTCTTTTTCAGAGGCAGTGGGAACTCGCTTCGATTCCGTGCACGAGTTCAGAACTTGCTCAACAGCAGCGAACAACTCGTTGTTGCGTTTCGCCAGTTGGTTCTTCATGACTAAAATTCCTTGGTTGCTTGGCTTGACACGGACTCGATGGAGCCGGATGGAAACCAGCACGTCATGCCGTCCGGACTCGATGGAGCCTTCGGGCACAACACCAATCAGGAGGCTTTCGCCTCTCGATCTAGGTGCGAGGAAGTCAGGAAGTTTTCTTGCGTGGTGTTATCAAGCAGGCAGAGTGTTACCGGGAGCCGGGAGCGGCTCGTGAGCGGCAGGCTTGGGTTTCGTCATGAACTTGGACAGCGCAGACTGCTTGGGTTTCTCGACGTGAACCTTCACACGGTCGGAAGGCGTCAGCGCGAAGCGTCCATATAGCGTGATGAGTTGGCCACGCTCGGCTCCAGTGATGCGGCCACTGCGCTCCTTAACCTTAAGCCGAACGAGAGATTCCACTGCATATATATCCGTGGATTTTCCGACTTCGGGAGCGAGCATCTGTACAACTTCACGCCAGATGTCCTTCATTTTTGGCGTGAGTCGCATACTGGCAGGTGGCTCAATAGGAAGTTCACCTTCCGGCTGCGGTGCATTCTCCGGCTTGCGATCTGGGTGCGCTATATAGGCACCTTTTGCATCTTGGATTTCCATCGGCAGCGGAGGACGGCTCATATTTCCACTCTACAATGCATTTCTGAAATTGAAATTTTGGCTACACACGCGGAAATGGGGCGCGGCCCTAGACGATGTGTGCGCTAGAGAATCAGCCTCCGCTCCCCTCCAGTGCTGTGTACTGCACACCAGACTGTGTCGGCTTTGCTTGCTCGTCCGTCACTCTCGCCAGCACCTGCTCTGCAATGCCCAGCACCTCAGTCGAAGCCAGATCATCCGGCACGATGATGGTCACGCTCGGCTTCTCTCCGTCCTTGACTGCTGGATACAGTACCTCGACCTCAACGTGTCTCATGCTTACCAATCACTCGCCTCTCGCAGTCTTCGCGGAGTGACACGACCGACAGAGAGCCTGCAAGTTCTCGCGATCATAAAAGCTGTTGATGCGGTTATTGTGAGCGGCCACCCAATCGCGTGCTTTGATCTTGTGGTCAACATCCTTGCTCGCTCGGAAGCCACAAGCAGCGCACAGTGGTTGCTCTCGCCTTACATGAGCAGCCAACGCGATCCAGCGCAGTCCGTCATACAGCTTGCGGAAAGGATCGTTAGCGTTGCGATGGCGATCGTATGCTCGCGCGGCTTCAACGCTGTGGTTCTCGAGCTGGTGCTCTATGCAGAATCGGCCGGCAGTGAGCTTCCCACAGGCTGGCTGGCTGCAAATCTTCAGGGGTGCGATCGGCATTCACTTTAGGTGTCCTAAAGTCCGGGACTTAGTTCGCTATGCCGCAATTCGGCATCAAAGCAGTTCGAAGTCTGCTGAGGAGGTTGTGAAAATGGCCGCTGCTGCTCCAGCAATGAAACGATTGGCAGTTGACCTGAAGTGCGGTGCAGAAACCGTCGAAACTATGCACGCGCTAGGTGTTCCAATTTGCACGACAGCACCAGGGCTGGGAGCGCAGGTCTGTTCGTTCGTTTCCAAGCTTTGGTCTTGGTGCTTCTGCACTTCGCCTTGGGTAAGTTGGCTCGTCGGACTGGGAACACTGGCGGTTGTTGGCGAGCTTATACTCATGCTCGTCCGAAAGTGACTCCATCAGGGCTGTCCAAGGGACGATCTTCTGTGCACTTCGGAAGGCGTAAAATTGCGTGTTTCGAAGGGGAAGTGCCGATGGACGTACCCGAGATCAAGCCGATTCACTTGACTCCAGAGGAAGTCGAGCTTCAACGACAAATGAGGGACGAGTTCGAGCACACTCGTCCTTACACAGGGCAGTACGCACGACGATTGCTGGAATCGCTCAAGAACCGCAATGCAATACCGCAAGCGAGAATTGACTATTTCACGAAGCCTTTTCCAGGTGGCAATGGCAAGTCACATCTCGATGTCTTCAAGAAGAATGATCGTTCGGGCAAGTCCACAGTCGAGCATGGGGGATTCATTAAATACCTCAGCTATTTCATCAATGGGCCTGCTTTACCAGCGAGCACGATAGAGGGTTTCCGCAAGATCATGATCGACGATCTTGGCACGTCTGGTATGGTCATGGATCAACTCTGCAAATTCGTCAGGGCGGAGACGAGGAACCTACGACTGGATCGAGGCACCGCACGAGATGAGTTCTGGAAGCTCGCTATTGAAGCTGGCTATGACCACGCTGAAACCATACGCGAAGCAGCAGCCAGTGCTGGCAAGTAGGCTTACTAGCTTCACCTGACTTCCACCTGTTGCACACACTCGCAGGTCACGGACGACTGGTAAAGCCCGTCTTCTACGATGACATCGCCCGTACCTTTGCATTTGGAACACGTCTGATCAGGTTTGCTTTCGTACTTTGGCTCTAGATGCTTCGGTGGAGTTTCTTCCACTAGCTTCCGAGCATTGCGCCGGACATAGGCCACGTTCATGTTCTCGCGGAGCCACCAGTCTTTCTTGATATCGAGCGTGTAACGGATGGCACGGCGAATGGTGTCAGCCGGGATACCATCGATACTTTCATCCCAATCGCGGAGTGGATCGATACGTCTTGTCGGAGGCGATGCTTGACCGTTCGACTTCCCGGAGTGGGGACACCCCGGATAGTGACCGGGAGTTTTGCGACCCTTGCAAGTGCAATCGGCAGGGCGAGCCGAGCGCGGTGGCGCGGTGACCTCTGTCGTTTTTTCTGTCTCATCCGGAGAAGGCTGGCTGGTAGGCTCTACTACCTCCTTCTTCTTCCTCTTATCTACTACTTCTAAGAAGCGAAGCCGCTCATTCGAAAGCGTTACTAGATTTCGTGATACCAGCGTACGTATGGCGTGAGTTACGTGTGGTCGATCCGTAGGTAAGGCGCACATGCCTCGTGAGACCACCGTGGGATTGTTGCGAGGCCAGTTTGCGTGTAATCCGGTGAGCCTTCTCAGGGCACTCAAGACCTCCCGCTGGAGCAGTGTCAGTCTCTGATAGTCCGGGTCGGAATCCAATCGCGTGGCCTGCTTGATCCACAATCGGGAGCCGTCCGCCAGTTTGCCTTCTTTATCCCTCTGGAAATCTTCGTAACCGTGGATCGCGAGGTACTTGAACTTCTCCTCGTTGCCCACGAACTCTGGATTCTGGTTCTCTTCCATCACAACTCCTGACTCAGGTCATACTTCGTCGTCGATAGCACAATACTGGACTCGACGGCTTTGGCAATCCTCCCGGCATCCCTGATGTACTTCGAGTTCTTATCCATCTGGAATCGGAAACAGGGGAACTGCACCGTCGGTCTGAATTTCATGCAGCAGATCAGGCCTTGGTTCTTCTTCTTCAACTCGTTGCCGCTCCACACACCGATGCAATAATCGGCTCCCTGCGGGAGAGCCTGGATCTGGTCAGCCTTCACCGCAGCAATATCATCATAAGGTGCAATGAATCCTGAGTTCTTGCTGATGTCGTCCACATACTCGGCAGCATAGGCATCGCGCAGATTCTTCTTCACCTGCACCGGAGCTACCAGCAGGATGTTGTTTTCCTGGGCGAAGTTGATCGCGTCTCCCGCTGCGGCATTGATTTCCTTGTCGCGCCAGCGAGGATCACCCAAGGTCTCCATGCGCTCGCCGAAGTAGTCCACGGCCATCACGCTGTATTTGTTTTCAGCCATCTTCGCCTGCGTGTAGGCTTTCATTTTGCTCCACTCGCCGAGTGCCTGCACATCGATCAGGCCGGGAACCTTGTCGCGGTTTCTAATTGAGCAGATGACATCACGCATGTTGGCCTTCTCTTCTGGGGTGAGCCACTGGCTCTTGTGAGTGCCAGCGTCTTCCCATGCCATGCGTTGCTCCCATTCAAACAACGACGGCAACTGGAATTCATCCTTGAAACGACTGGTGTGTATGAAGGCCAGCTTCACCCAGACATCAAGCTGTGGATCTTCAAGCGTGAACAGGACGACGTTATGGCCCTGCAACGCGAAGTTGTAGAGCAATGTGAGTGTCAGAGTGGTCTTTCCATCTCCGGACGTCCCGGCTACCAGCAGGGTCTTGCCGAGTTTGAGGTTCCACTCATCATCCATCCCACGAAGGCCAGTATTGATAATGGCACCCGGCGCCCTCTCGTTCAGCGTCTCCACGATGGCATCAGTGTTCTCGTGCCACAGGCCATTAGCAGACTCGAGATTGCCCACCAGCTTTGAGCAGCCGCGTCGGAAGTACTCCTGCGCAGGCTCCAGTCCAAGTTCATCGCGCTTCATGGCAAGACCCTGCTGGGGCCAGCCATGCTTTGAAGCGATGAGGCAGGCATTCTGGCAGATGGCTTCCAACGCCACAACGTTCACCTGGTTGATCACGTCGCTGATCAGTGCAGCGACATCGGTCTCCTCGAAGGTTTCGACATCCTCGAGATTCTTGTCCAGTTCGAGGGATGTGTTCACTGCCTTTTGGTAGAAGGGACTCCAACCGCGCAGTATGTAGTCGATCAAACCCTTGGTGTCTGGTGTCTTGCCATGCTTCTCAGTGTATTCAACGATGGCTTGTAGATAAATTTCCCAGTTGCCCTCGACCACATCAAATAGGACGGCCAGATTCACCATTGCTTTCAATGGTCCGGCATGGTGCTTCACAATGTCGCTGTGCTCTCCGGTCAAGAGCATCTTGACAAGCTGGTCGATGTCGATAGTGGGAGCCTTCATTGCTTCTCCAGCACAACCATGATGCGACCACCGGGACAGCCATCTTCGTAGCAACCCTGCAAGCCACAGCGTGCGCCTGTGCGTAGTTCGTCAACGGTGAACGAATCTTCCTTGTTCGGCTTTCCGCATAATGGACAGTTAAATGTGGTGAAAAGCTGACGGTTCTGGCTACCAACTACGGTCGCAGAAACTTCAAATGGTTGCATACTGTTCTCCCAACTCTCATGCTTATGGTTTTAGAGCGGGGATGGCCAGCATGAAACCATCCCCTTAATCTGTCCGCGCCTTGTGGAGACGCCGACCCACAGAGATCTATACTCAAAAGCGCGTCCGGTGTATCAAATTCTTTCTGCCCAGATTTCATCTTCTTTGCGGACGACCTTCCAGTTAGGCACGAACCGCCTCTGAACCTCGAGCTTCGTGCTGAATACGAAGCTGCCGTTCTCCCAATCGAAAGAGTCCACTTGATACAACGTGTTCTCTTCCTCTTCGTCTTCCGCCCACAGGTCGGCCCACTCCTCATCGTTTTCACCCCACGAAATCGCGAAGTGATCTCTGCCGTTCGATTGCCAACGCACGAGATATGGCTGTCGTGGAGGTTGGTATTCGAACGGCGGATCGTAGTGGTCACTGTTCATCAGTCAGCCTCCGGTAGTTCGTAATTTCCAGGTGTGTTCGCGAAGAGTTTTCGTTCCGCGTTGGCGAGCGCCATAACTGCGCGGACAATGTCACCGTTGGTGGCACCGTCATAGGCGATTGCATCATTAATGGTTTCTTGTAGCGCATGCAGCAGGCGCACGGCTTTCGTTCTTTCGATAACTTGGTGCATGTGTCTCTCCAGTGTTTTATCCGGTAATAGAGAGGTGAGGACAGGTGCTGCAACACCCGTCCTCGCTCTTGCTATGTGCGCTTGCGCCGGTACCGGCTGCTTGGGAGCGGATTACGAGCGAATAGCTCAAGCCCTAAGCTGCCGGCTGGCAGTCGATCCAGTTCCGCACGTGACATCCTTACGATAGGTAGCTGCGGAATCAGAAGCCTATCCGAAAGGTGCAGTTGGTAGAGTGCAGTACATTCTCTTGATGTCACGCACTCACCTTCCTTTCCGCATCGTACTTATCAAGCTCGCGACGCAGCTCGTCGTGGTGGCATTCGGGGCACATCTCATCAGCCCAGAAGACTTCACTGTGCTCCTTGCAGAAGGATGCACCGTTCTCAACAGCCTCTACCTGCTCCGGAGTCATCTTGATCTTCCGGATATCATCAGCAGGATCGAGACCACGCTTGCCCATCTCGGTAATGATCATGCACAGTGGCAAACCCATCGGGATATCGTCCGCTGCCGCGAACAAATCGATGTCAGACAGGGTTCCCGGCCAGTTGCGGTACCACAGCACCTTTTCAACTACCTTCAGAAAATGCTCATCCACGTCGTGTGCTTCGACGTGGGTTTCAGCAGCCAAGACAGCCAGCAACATTGGCGTAGAGAGACACTTCAGTGTCGATGCGAAGGACAT